CAGAATTCAGCACTCAGCTCAACGAAACCAACAACACACCGTTTGAAGTAGACTACAGTGACAAGCCCACTGATCACGAAGTTGACATCATACGCAAACAGCTACAGCAGTGGGTCAAGCTCAACAAGCTGGATCAGCGCATATTCAAACTGTTCCGCAATGCCATCAAATACGGTGATCAGGTGTTTGTGCGTGACCCAGAAACGTTTGAAATGTACTGGGTTGACATGAGCAAGGTCATGCGCATCATTGTGAACGAAAGTGAAGGCAAGCGGCCTGAGCAGTATGTGGTGCGTGACATCAATCCCAATTTTCAAAGCATGACTGTGGCACAAAAAACCACCACAGACTACATGACCAACCCTGTGACCGGTACCATTTCAGGTGCGGCCAACTACACCATGCCCAATGGCGGCGTGGGCGGCGGTGTAGGCAACTCAAGATTCATGACTGCCATGAACGAAACTTGCTTGGATGCCAAGCATGTGGTGCACATCAGTCTCAACGAAGGCCTGGATGTGTTTTGGCCGTTTGGACGTTCAGTGCTGGAGCAGATCTACAAAGTATTCAAGCAAAAAGAACTGCTGGAAGATGCTGTGCTGATCTATCGTGTGCAGCGTGCGCCTGAGCGTAGAATCTTCAAAATTGACGTGGGCAACATGCCATCGCACTTGGCCATGGCTTTTGTGGAACGTGTGAAAAACGAAATGCATCAGCGCAGAATTCCCACTGTAACAGGTGGTGGCGCCAACATCATGGATGCCAGCTACAATCCGCTCAGCATCAACGAAGATTACTTTTTCCCAGTCACAGCTGAAGGACGCGGCAGTTCTGTGGACACCTTGCAAGGCGGTCAAAATCTAGGTGAAATTGACGACCTAAAGTACTTCAACAACAAAATGGCTCGAGGTCTGCGTGTGCCCAGCAGCTATTTGCCCACTGGTCCCGATGACTCAGACCGTGCACTCACAGACGGCAAAGTGGGCACGGCCCTGATTCAAGAGTACAGATTCAACCAATATTGTGAGCGTTTGCAAGCACTGATTGTGCAGAAGTTAGACGACGAATTTAAGATGTTTTTGAAGTGGCGTGGCTTCAACATTGACAGCAGCTTGTTTACGTTGAAATTCAATGCTCCACAGAATTTTGCCAGTTACCGTCAAGCTGAACTGGACACAGCCCGCATACAGGCATTTACCAGTCTTGAGCAGTTGCCTTACATGAGCAAACGCTTTATGTTGCAGCGTTTCTTGGGTTTGACCGAAGACGAAATTCAAGAAAATGAAGAGCTATGGCGCGAAGAGCGTGACCAGCCTGAATCTCCTGGACAGACTGGACAAGATCTGCGCAGTGTGGGCATTACTCCAGGTGGCCTAGAAACTGATATCACAACTGGTGAAGAAATTGCACAGATGGAACCCGCAACACCAGGCGGTCTTGAGCCAGGTGTAGCTCCTGAAGGTGGATCTCCTGGCGGAGTATTGCCAAGTTCAGCAGCCGGAGCACCTCCCACCACACCAGCATAAATACCCCTATGATACTGCAAGAGTTTTGGAAAAAAGAGCCTGAGGCCTATCAAGATCTTAGCAAAGACAACAGTCAGTTACAACTGGGGGACTTGCGCAAAACTCACCTCACCTTGAGACAGCTCAACAAACTGCGCAAAATGAACGATGTTCGTGCAGTAGAGTACAAAGAAAAACTCAAGAATGTGCGTCAACAATACGCACCGGCGCCAGCACCGGCCGCCTAATTATTGCCTTTTTAGCTCCTTAAACCACGTATTTTTTGTGTGTTATGTAAATAACAGCACACTTTACCCTATAGGAGTTTCCATATGAACAGATTTGAACAGTTGATCGAATACGTGATCAATGATGAAGAGCAAAAAGCTCGTGAACTTTTTCATGACATCGTTGTGGAAAAGAGCCGTCAGATTTATGAAAATCTGATGCAAGAAGAAGCCGACGCTGATCTTGACGAAGCCAAAGAAGAAGATCTTGACGAAGCCAAAGAAGAAGATCTTGACGAAGCCAAAGAAGAAGATCTTGAAGAAGGCATGGGCGGCGACGCCAGCGATGAACTCATCGACGAAATTGAAGCCGACGAAGAAACCGACATGAGCATGGAAGCCGAAGGCGACGATGGCGATGACATGGGCGGCGACGAAGGCGGTGACGACATGGCTGGTGACGACATGGGCGGTGACGACATGGGCGGTGACAGCGAGCCTGCTACCAAAGGCGACATCATGGATCTGGAAGACAAACTAGATCAACTCATGGCTGAATTTGAAGACTTGATGGCTGGCGACGACATGGGCGGAGACGGCGATGATTTTGGCAGCGACGAAGGTGGCGACGCCATTGAGATGGACGACACAGAAGAAATGATGCCAGAAATGGGCACAATGCCCATGGCCGAAGCTGTGACCCTGAAAGCTGCTCCCAAGCCAGTGACCAGCGAAGAGGGCGGAGTCAACAAGAAAAGCACCGTGGCAGCCAATGCTGGCGGCAAAGGCCCCATTGGTAACACAGTGAAGCCAGTGCATGCTGGTGGCGAAATGGGCGGACACCATGACAGTGCTGCTTACCGTAACACCACTAAAGATCTCATTGGCAAAGTGGGCAACACCCCAGCACAAGGCACTCAAAAACCCAGCCCAGCTACCAAGCCTAAGCTAGGTCAAGAGAGCGGTGTTAACAACAAATCAGTGGTTCCTGGCCGTTAAAAATGAGCATACTGCGCGAAACACTGACCTTTCATCAAGCCAACATTCGTGTGTTGGAAGAAGCTGATGCCTCGGGTACAGGTAAAAATCTGTACCTAGAGGGTATCTGCATCGAAGGCAACAAGCGCAATGCCAATGAGCGAGTCTATCCTTTGCACGAAATCAAACGTGCTGTGGACACAATCAACAAACAGATCATGGAAGGTTACTCTGTGATGGGTGAAGTGGATCATCCTGAAGATCTGAAAATTAACCTTGATCGTGTGTGCCACACCGTGGACAAAATGTGGATGGATGGCGATGCCGGCTGCGGCAAGTTGCGAGTTCTTCCCACCCCCATGGGTGAGTTGATCAAGACACTGCTGCAATCAGGAGTCAAATTAGGCGTTTCCAGCCGCGGCAGCGGCAATGTGGACGACCGCACAGGACATGTTAGTGACTTTGAAATTGTCACTATAGATGTAGTTGCCCAACCCAGCGCACCAAATGCATACCCCAAAGCAATTTACGAAAGCATGATGAACATGAAATATGGTCACAGACTGCTGGAAATTGCCCGGGAAGCTGGCCAGGACAACAAGGTACAGAGATACCTCAAGAGTGAAGTTGTAAAACTCATTCGGGATCTCAAAATCTAAGGAGAAGCAGGCATGTTAGATGCTATCAAACCATTGCTCGACAGCAACCTGATCACCGAGGAGACTCGTCAAGAGATCAATGAAGCTTGGGAAGCCAAGCTCAATGAAGCTCGCGAACAGGCCCGTGCAGAACTCCGCGAGGAATTTGCACAACGCTATGAGCACGACAAGTCAGTAATGGTAGAAGCCTTAGACAAGATGGTAACAGAAGGTCTTGCTCAAGAGATCGCCAACGTTGCTGCTGAAAAGCAAGCACTGGTGGAAGATCGTGTCAAGTTCCAGGCCAAGATGAAAGAAAGCGCCACAAAGTTCAACAGCTTTTTGGTGACCAAATTGGCAGAAGAAATTGGCGAATTGCGCAAAGATCGCAAAATGCACAGCGAAGGTCTAGCCAAGCTAGAAAACTTTGTTATGCACTCACTGGCTCGTGAAATTCGTGAGTTTGCTGAAGACAAGCGTGACTTGGTGGAAACCAAAGTGCGCCTGGTAGCAGAAGCTCGCACCAAGTTGGAGACTCTCAAGTCACGCTTTGTTAAAGAAAGCGCCAGCAAAATGAGTCAGGCTGTTAGCCGTCATCTCAAGGCCGAACTAAATCAGCTACAAGAAGACATCCGTGTTGCTCGCGAGAACAACTTTGGACGTAGAATTTTTGAAGCTTATGCGGCTGAATTCGGTGCTACTCATCTCAATGAGAAAGCCGAAGTCAAGAAACTTCAGCAACTGTTGTCCCACAAAGATCAACAGCTGGCCGAAGCCGTGAAACTCACCCAGAAGGCGAAAGTCGTGGTTGAGTCCAAAGAACGCGAACTGCGTATGGTCAAAGAAACCAATGAGCGTCAAAGCACAATGGATGAATTGCTGCGTCCCTTGAACAAGGAAAAGCAAGAGATCATGCGTAATTTGCTCGAAAGCGTACAAACACAACGTTTGAAAAA